AACACCCGCAACACCAACCAGGCGCTCGCCGACGCCGGCTGGCACCTGTCCTGGCTCGGCGGCAAGGAAGCGGCGCTTGCCAAACTCGGATCGTTCTGCCACCCGGAAATCGCCGACCGCACCCTCGTCGGACTGTCGACCGACCTGTACCTGCGGGAAGGCTTCCATGTCGACGGCCGGCGGATGGAACCGGTCGACGTCGACGAGTCATGGCCGAAGATGATCGCCGAGCGTCGCTGCCCGGAAGTGTGGTTCCGCCCGCGATGAGTTTCTTCACCGAAAACTGGTTCCACAACGAATCCTGCGACCGACTCGCCCAGCTCGCCCGACAGGTCGACCACATCCCCGGTGTGATCCTCGAGATCGGATCGTGGGAAGGCAAGTCGACCTGTGTCCTGGCAAACGCGATCCGGCCCCGGACCGTGCACGCGATCGACACCTGGCAGGGTTCGCCCAACGAGATCTCCGCCGAACTCGCCGCCGAACGGGACGTCCACGCCACGTTCGCCAACAACGTCAAAGTGCTCACCGGCGGCAACGTCGTCGAGCACCGCATGAGCTGGCGCGAGTACATGGCCGGCCACGGCGGTCCGATCGCCCTTGTGTTCATCGACGCCGAACACACCTACCGTGAGGTGTACGACACCATCACAGAGGTACTGCCGTTCATGTCACCCGGTGGCGTGATCTGCGGCGACGACGCCCACCACCCGCCGGTCGCTCGGGCCGTCATGGAACTCCTCCCGAAGGACGAGCTGCTGCAGGGCGGGAACGTGTGGTCGTGGACGACACCAACGCTGGCGACCCACTACGACCGGCTCGCCCGCACACCGTCGGACATCTACCTCCACCTGCCACGGTTCGTCGGCATGGTGAAGGCCGGCCAGTGCACCAAGGTCCTTGAGCTGGGCACCCGCACCGGTGTCTCCACCGTTGCCTGGCTGCACGCCCTCGCCGAGACCGGCGGCCACCTGTGGTCCGTCGACCTCGACAGCAGACCGGCGATCGGCGAACACCGGCACTGGACCTACATCCAAGGCGACGACACCAACGAAACGGTCATCGCCCAACTGCCCGGCCCATTCGACATCTGCTTCATCGACACATCGCACCACTACCAGCACACGCTGTGGGAACTGCAGCGCTACATCGGGCTCGTCCGTTCCGGCGGGCTGATCGTGTTGCACGACACCGAACTGCCGGTACCCGAGGGGGCGCCGGCCGGTGACCCGACGTATCCGGTGAAACGGGCGATCGAACAGTTCGTCGCTGCCCGCAATCTCAAGTGGTTCAACATCCCCGACTGTTGGGGTCTAGGCATCATCGAGGTCCCATGACGTTGACGAACTCGTACGCGACGATGGCGATGCTGAAGGCCGAGTTGAACATCGGCCAGTCCGACGCCTCGTATGACACGAAGTTGGAGATGGCGCTCAACGCTGCGTCACGCCAGATCGACCGGCATTGCGGCCGCCGGTTCTGGCAGGACAGTGCCGGCGTCCAGCGTGAGTACTACGCCGACAACGCATACGACTGTTATGTCGACGACATCTCGACCACGTCCGGGCTGGTCGTCAGGGTCGACGACGGCGACAACGGCACGTACGCGACGACGCTGAGCATCAACACGAACTTCATCGTGCTGCCGAAGAACGCCGACCACGAAGTGCCCGTCATGCCGTTCACGCAGATCAGGATCGTCGACGCCGGCCTGACGGCGTTCCCGATGTGGTCGTCGGGCCGGCCAGGTGTGCGGGTCACCGCCAAGTTCGGCTTCCCTGCCATCCCTGACGACGTCGAGAAAGCCTGCCTGATCCAGGCGACACAACTGTTCAAGGCGTCCGACGCCGTGTTCGGTGGCCTCAACTTCGACGGGTCCATCCTGCGGGTCCGTGAGACCCTGAACCCGATGGCCGCAGCTTTGGTCGAGTACTACGTCAAGCCGAGGGTCGCATGACCACCATCGCCGAGGTGCGCGCCGACCTCGTCAACGTCCTCAAGACGATCGACGGCTGGTCGACATCCAACGGCTACGTCGGCGACCAGCTCAACACGTACAGCTTCAAGGTCGGCCGGCCTTCGTTCGATCCCCGCATGGTGTTTTCACAGGCCAAGGCGGTGCACCAGTTCACCGTCAGCGCCTACGCACCTCGAGCGACACCCGAGATCTCCGAGGCGGCGCTCGATGCGTTGTGCGAACTGTCCGGCACCGGGTCGTTGATCGCCGCAGTACAGAACGGGGCGAACTGGTCGGTCAGCGTCGACTACGCAGTCGTCACCAACTGCGGCGAAGTACAGGTCATCCAGTGGATTGACGGCGTCGACTACCTCGCCGTCCAGTTTCAGATCGAGGTCTGCTTCTAATGGCATTCGTAGCGTCCTACAACTCGCGACTGTTCGTCGGTGCCGCCGCCTGGGCCACCTACACCCGAGGCTTCACCTACAACGACGACACCACCATGCTCGACGTCACGACCCTCGCCGACACCTCCAAGCAGTACACGCCCGGCCAGCGCACCGGCACCGTGTCGCTTGACCTCCTGCTCGACACCATCGCTGCCGCAGGCGGCGAGTTCGCCACGCTCAACACGTGGAAGGGCACGCCGCAGGTGCTGACCTTGGCGCCGTCGGGTGCGGCACGATCGGCCGAGACATGGCTACTGCAGGCCAACCAGTCGAACGCCACCGTCACCAGCCCGGTCGCCGACGTCGTGACCGCAGCCGTGTCGATCCAGTGCGATGGCGGCGTTGACGCCGGTGTCGTCCTCGATCCGTCGACTGCGATCACCACCACCACCCAGTCCACCTCGGTCGACAACGGGGCGTCGTCCAGCAACGGCGGCGTCGCACACCTGCACGTCACCGCCTACAGCGGCCTGACGTCGGACACCATCACCGTCGAACACTCGACGAACAACTCGACCTGGGCGACGCTCGGCACCTTCGCCACCGTCACCGGCACCACCAGCGAACGCCTCGTCATCGCTGCCGGCACCACCGTCAACCGCTACCTGCGAGTCGTCGACACCGTCGCCGGCGTCGGTAGCGCCACCCGTCTCGTCAGCTTCGCCCGTCGCTGACCGAATCTCCCACCCACCACCCCTAGGAGACAGCCATGGCCTTCAAAGCCGGTACCACCAGCGCGTTCTACCTGTCCAACGCGGCAGGCGCACTCCAGAACCTGTCGTCGTACGCCGACAACCTGTCGTTCCCGCAGTCGACCGACCAGCTCGACGTGTCGACGTTCGGCTCCACCAGCAAGGGATACATCCCGGGCCTGCAGGACGGCGACACCTACTCGATGTCCGGCCCGTACGACGTCGTCATCCACACCCAGTTGACCACCGCCAAGTCGGCGGGCTCGCTGCTCGGCTTCATCTTCGGCCCCGGCGGCTCCGTCGCAACACAGGCCCGCACCGCCGGCTCGGTCTACGTCGCCCAGTACTCGGTGTCGACCGCCGTCGGCGGCCGTGTCGAATACTCGGCATCGCTGCAGGTGACCGGCGCCGTCTCCAACGGCACCTTCTGACCGGCATGGCCGATCTCGCCGGCCTCGAACGCAAACTCGGCATGTTGCAACGCGAGTTCAGCGGCGAGGCCGGCCGACGCCGTCTCGGTGCGATCGGTCGCGAAACCAAGAAAGACGTCGACGAAGCAGTCCAGGGTGACCTGGGCGACCAGTCGATGTCGGGCTGGCGTCGCAAGAAGCCGGTGCAGATCCGTGGCCGCTACGACATCGTGTCGGACCACAAGCTGCGGATCTACCCGAACGCTGCCGGCCCGATGGTCGTGCTCGAGATCGGCCGCAACCACGGCAAGGCGCGGCCGACGCCACAGTTCAACAAGCGCGGCAAACAGACCAAGCGGTCCAAGTGGAACGGTCGCACCACCGGGAAGCGCACCTGGTCCGACGCCGAGAAACTGATCGAACAACGGGTGCCGAGGCGAGTCGATCGCCAGGTCGCCAAGGCCATCGGCCGCTACTTCTCCTAGGGGTGAGTCATGGCGTCGTTCACTGA